CCGGCACAACTACGACATTGTGGAGAAGGAGTTGCGCCCCTTCCTGCATAACAACAGCGACCGGGTGATCCGACGCAACCCTCCGCATACCGTGGTTCGGGACTTCGGCAATGCCTACTTCGACGGCAAGCTGGGCCTGTGGGTGACGTTCGACCCGGGGATGGTCAACACCACGATGGACATGATACAGGTCAAGGAGGCGGCGGACGGAGGCATCCTGAAGGTGATGGAGAAGGACCGGGGCACGGGGGTGACATACGAGAAGTACGGCCACTGCCTTCAATCGTCCTACTACTTGACCGTCGGAGCGTTCCAGGACCTGTTCGCCCGCTTCGTGCGCAGTTGATGGAGTGTTCGGTCGAAGGCGCTATGTTTGTGATATGAGCTACCCCATTGCATGCCTTCTCTGCACGGTCATTGGTGCGATTGCCTCTGGCATCCTCGAAGCGATGTTCATCCAAGTGAGGACCGCCACAGGCGTAGGCCGCAACCTTGAGCAGGACATCCTTATGACTGCCCGCCTGATGATCGGCGGTATAGGCATCCTCTTCCTCGGGTACATTGCCCATGCCAGCGCATTGCAGATGCTGATGGTGACCTTTGCGTGCATGGCCGCCTTCGCTATGGTCCATCGACTGGTGTTGAACATTGCCAAACGGAAGCCAGCCACCTACATGGGACCGGAAATCCGCAGGGCTGACGATGCGCAGTACGATACGCTCTGGCATAGCATTGCTGCCAAACAGGAAGTCCACGGAAGCACTATTTACACGTTCAGCACGGTGATGTACATCCCCCGGTTCGCCCACGCGCCCTTCGTGTTCGCGGTTGTGTTCGAGGCGCTGGTGTGTGGGGCCTGTATATTGATCGCCTTGGAGGTACATTAGCGGCCACAACGCCGCACCATGACCCTCGAACAAGCCGTCAGGATCGCCCTCCCCAACGTATCGCAGAAGCTCAAGCACGGGCACTACGACCGCGTTACACGCCTCACCCGGGAGTACTACCGGCCCATGATTACCGGCGAAGGGGCCGAGCACTTGATCCGGCGCTTCAACATGAGGGAAGACGAGCAGGCGTACAAGCAGCGCCTGCTCCTGACCCAACTAATCACCCCGGCGATCACCAACACGCTGATGTCACCAGCCAGGAAGGTGCCCAAGGTGAAGCCCGTGGTGGATAGCGCAACGTTCGGGCAGGGCAAGGCCAAGGAGGATGAGAAGTTCTCCAATGCCATCGCCAACTTCTACGCGGGGAAGAACGTCGACCACTACTTCAGCAGCGTGCTGATCGACCAGAGTGCCATCGACCCCAACGCCTTCTGCTTGGTGCTGTTCGACGATTACGATGCCACCTTCGAGACCGCCAGAGGGTACCCGTCGATTGTGAGCAGCGCCGATGCGTGGAACTTCCGGTATGCCAACGGGGAATTGATCTGGCTGATGGTCCACCGCGACATCAAGTACACGGAGATCACCAAGGCTGAGAAGGGAAAGAAGCCGCCCACGGGGAATAAGTCGGACACCATTGTGAAGGACGGGAATGCCTTCTGGATGTACACCGACAAGAACCACGTGACCTTCACGCAGGTGGACGCTGGCAAGATGACGAGCGGCCCGGATGGATTGGTGCTGGACCGCAACGGCAGCCCGGTGAGCAGCTTCGGCAGCATTACCACCGGCCGCGATGCCGGGTATTATTACCGGGTCAGCCAAAATGAACTGTACGAGGTGGCCTTCTACGCTCACAACACCGGCATGGTGCAAGCGTTCCGCATTGGGTACGTTCCAGACCAGAGCACCAAGGGGGAGACGTGCGTGAACATGTGGCACCCGGCGCTGCCCTATCTGCTCAAGGGCATCAAGGCGGGCAGTGAGCTCGACCTGAGCGCGGCGCTGCATGCGTTCTTGCAGAAGATCATGTACGCCAACCGGTGCGAAGGCTACCGGGCCGGGGATGGGACATTGACCGAGTGCAACCTTGGCTACGAGCCAAGCGGGACCAAGTGCAGATCCTGTAACGGGTCGGGCCTTCAGGTGCACCGAAGCGGGCAGGACCACATCACCCTGTCGATGCCAAGGACGAAGGACGATCTTCTGCCGTTGGCGGAACTCGTCCACTACGTCCAGCTTCCCGTGGAGGTGCTGGAGTGGCAGGACAAGTACGTGGACAAGCTGGAGCAATCGTGCTACCGGGCCGTGTACAACTCGGACCGCTTCCGCGCAAACTCCTCGGCTGTGACGGCCACGGGTGAAATCATCGACCTTCAGTCGGTGTACGATGCCCTCAAACCTTTGGCTGATTGGTACAGCCAGAGCCGTGTTCTGGTGTACAACTTGGAGGCGGTGTACGTGAGCAGCGCTGAGACGGCAGCCAAGTCCTTCACCGTGGCCCACGAGTTCCCGAGGAACATGCGATTCGAGACCTTGGCCGAGCGGGTGAAGCTGATGGGCGAAATGCGCACGGCCGGAGCAAGTTCCTCGGCCTTGGCACAGGTGAACAACGACATCTTGCAAGACTTGTACATCGACGACCCGCGTGAACTGCTCAAGGCCCAAGTGCAGAGCAGCTTTGACCCGTTCCTTGGCAAGAACGAGTCGACTATCGTGTCCATGATTAGCCAGGACCTAACTACCGAGGCAAACAAGGTGCTGTGGACGAACTTCGCCTACGTCTTCGCCGAATGCGAGGAGCGGGCGGGCACGATGCCGGACGAGGACGGCAAGCCGGTGGACTTCTATTCCATGGCCCGCGCCAAGCAGCAGGAGATGATCGACGAGGTGGTGGAGGAGCTGATTGAGGAGATCAACGAAAAGAAGGATGCTGGTGCGGTTGACATGATGGGAGGCGATGGCGAGCAGGAGCAGGACAACGGCACAGGCGAAGGAGAGAACGCTGACAGCCCTGACGACATCGACGCGGAAGACCCAGAAGGTGAAGGGTCAGCAGGCAATACCGACGACCTGCCAGCCAGCCCTGGCAATAGCGCCACCGAATAGAAGTAACCGTTACCTTCGGGCCGAGCAACCTTACGGCCATGACCTACCAGATCCTGCAAGGCGACTGCATTGCATCGCTGCGCACCATTCCCGAAAAGAGCGTCCACACGTGCGTCACATCGCCGCCGTACTTCGGCCTACGCGACTACGGGCATCATGGGCAGATAGGCTTGGAGCAGAGAGCGCCTGAGTATGTGGCAAAGCTGGTGGATGTGTTCCGCGAGGTGCGGCGGGTGCTGCGGGATGACGGGGTGCTCTTCGTGAACATAGGTGACACCTATGCTGGCTTCAAAGACGGAAAGTTCCCGCCGCATAGCGCGAGCAATGGAAAGCAGCGCGGAATGCCGATAAGCGGAGCGCCACATAGGAGCAAGAAGCTACTGGAACTGGACGGATTCAAGAACAAGGAGTTAATGGGTATCCCGTGGCGCTTTGCATTCGCAATGCAAGACGCTGGCTGGTACTTGCGGCAGGAAATTATCTGGGCTAAGCCAAACTACACGCCAGAGAAGGTGCGCGATCGCTTCGTCCGTAGCCATGAGCACATCTTCTTGTTCTCGAAAAGGGACACCTACTGGTTCGACGGCGATGCGGTAAGGGTCCCCGCCGATGCCGGAGAAACTAAGTTGAAGCCGGACGTCTGGAACGTTCCAGTGAGCACGTACCCCGGCGCACACTTTGCCACGTTCCCGCCAGAACTTATCCGCCCATGCATCTTGGCAGGGTGCCCGAAAGATGGGACAGTGCTGGATCCATTCGGCGGGTCAGGCACCACGGCACAGGTCGCACTTGAAGAAGGCCGAAGCGCCATCCTGTGCGAGTTGAACCCGGAATACATCGCACTCGCCCACCAGCGGATCCAAGGCTTGCAGGTCCGGTTGCTGTGAAGGCATACCTTCGCACGGCATGAACCAGGGAGCCGCCAAGACCATCCGGGACGCTGAACGCCTGCTCGATACCGGGCAACGCGCACGGCTCAACGACATGGCGGCGCTGGAGAAGCTGCTGGTGATCCGCCTGCTGGCTGAACTTTCCCGAGACCTGCAGGAAGGCGAGGACGGGCGGGTACGCTCCACGCGGGGATCGGTGGCCGTGGCAAGGATGGTGGATGCCGTGTTCAAGGCCGTGGAGAAGCGGGGCCTACGCAAGATCGGCCGCGATGCCGTTAAGGACATGCGCGGCGTGCTGGACCTCAACGCCCGCTACTACGGACAGATCGCCGAGCCCAAGGGCGGCAGCTTCCCCGAGATCAAGAAGGCGGTGGACGCCATCATGCGCAAGCGCCTGGGCCTGACCCCCAAGCACCAGATCAACCCCAAGGGGTACATGGGGGA